TGAAGTTAAAGAAGCTATAAGAGATGAAAAAATATTAGGCAAACCATTGCCAGAAAATATTGAAAAGCTAGTTGCCTTTATGGAAGAAACTGGTGGGACAATAGAAGACTATACTCGTTTAAACGCTGATTACAGCAATGTAGACGATAAAACTCTTTTAAAAGAGTATTATAAAAAGAATAAACCTTATCTAGATAATTCAGACGTAGAGCTTTTATTAGAAGATTTTGACTACGATGAAGACATCGATGAAGAAAGGGATATACGCAAAAAGAAACTTGCGTTTAAAGAAGAAGTTGCAAAAGCCAAAAGCTTTTTAGAGGAAACAAAGAGTAAGTATTACGACGAGATCAAGTTGAGACCGGGCGTTACTCAGGAACAACAAAAAGCTATGGATTTTTTCAATAGATATAACAAGGAGCAAAAACAAGCTGAGCAACAACATCAAATGTTTAAAGATAATACTAAAAAACTTTTTAGTGATGATTTCAAAGGTTTTGATATCAATGTAGGTGAAAAGAAATATAAGTACAATATTCAAAACATAGATAAAGTTGCAGAAAACCAATCTAATATAACAAACCTCGTTGGGAAGTTCCTAGACGAAAACGGTAATGTTAAAGATGTTAGTGGTTATCACAA